AGCTATGTAAACATCGTTGGGTTTTTCTTCAGCTTGCAGTAGAATGGCTTCAGTGTCAACTCTACGAATAACAATTTCCTTGCCTTCTTCTTCGACTTTGATGCCTCTAGTCCACCGCCCGTGTTCGACATAGATCCATTCACCGATTTTAACATCGACTTGCTCTGGACCTATTGCCCATACACGAGCCCAGCGAGGTTTAACTCCATGACTTTTTCCGTCGTCGCTTTGAATAACAATGCCCGAGGCAGTGGTTTGTTCTTCAAAGCTCATATCTGAAACTAATACGTTGTTGCGTAGAGGTCTCAATTTTCCTTTGACAACACTCATTTATTCCTCTTTAACTGCGTTTGGGTTGTTTGAATAATATTCGTTCATAACTTCTTCACGCTTCTTGATGATTTTTCCGCCAGGGCCTAATTCATCACCGCGAGCATTTACTCTAGCATTTCCTACTGCTACAGTCATTTCGTTGCGCATACGTAGTTTATCAAGGTCAATTTCTTTGCCCTGCATTGTTCTGTATACTTGTCTTTGTGCTTGTTTCATTGCCATAATATAGCTCCTTTAATACACATACTTATCTCATAAATTCAGAGAAATCTAAATTATATTTGATACTATCAATTTTGTGAACACCGATCAAATATAGCACATAACTGGCTACACTTGACCCACGCCCTACACCCCATACGATATTGTTAGTTCTACAAGTGTCTACAAAATACTTGAGCCAACGTAACAAATCTATCATATTTCTTTGTCGAAATTCTTCTAATTCTAATTGGATTCTAGCGTGTTCGGGGTCCCATGGTGGCCCTTGCTCGTAGAGCCATGCCTCAATGTCTAATTCTTTGTATTCTTGAGGCATGGCCCAATTTTTTTGATTATTTTGATCGAATGTATTTTGATCGACATTGGTTGTTTCCGTTTGGAAAACAGTGTCTATTGCTTGTTGAAATTCTAAAATTTCTGTATCTTGTTCTACTACCACATCCAGCAATTTGTCAACATGACCTTGATAGATCATGTTGATTAAGTCATTGCTGTCAAATACAGACTGCCCAAGATTGTTTGTTCTCATGCATACATTTTAATTGACATTGATGAGATTGTCAAGATCTTTGTTGCGTTTTTGATACAGTTGATTCCATTGTTTTGCTCGACGGTCTTGTATCTCGGCTCGATACATGTCTAAGAATAATGTAATCTGTCTTTGAACAGCAGAATTAGTAGTTTGCCAATATTTTGAAGTCAAGTCTTGAATACGAGCTTCAATCTCGGCATCTTTTAATTGGCTAAAATCTTCAGCTAATGGATGCATTACAGTGAAAACTCCGCAACATAATCTAGATAAACAGTTAGACCACCATCGTTGGTCCATGCTTCGATGACTCTAGTTTCGCCACCAGTGCTCAGTGTAAATGGCACAGGAAATGTTGTGCTCTTTTTAATAGTGCCGCCACCTTCTGTGGCAAACGTAATAGTATAAGCATTATTAGTATCGCCAGATAACGCTAGTCTAATTTTAGCATATAAATTACTAGCAGGCCAATTTCTAAATGTAATTGCATTTGTTGGATTGGCTACAAAACTAACTCTTTGAAAATCTGCATCTTCGACACTGATAGTTACACTGGCTGAATTATCGCCTTTGTTTATATAACTTCCCCAAAACTGATTAGTCTTAGCATTGGACAATAGAAATCCGCCAAAGTCATTGTTAGAATCTAATTTAGCAGTATTAGTTTCCAAGGCTTCTATTTCTACTTTGGCCTGAGCTAGGCCAATTTTAATGTTGTTAAAATTATCTCTAAAACCCTGGCTGTTATTGTCTTGTCCAGGAACTGGGTAGGTTTCGTCAATGTTTGACGTAATTATTGAACTCATGTTATCGCGGTCCTATCATTGTTAAAAGCAAGATATTTATCGTTGCCGTATCCGGTCACAGAATCTATTATGTATCGATCAATTTCATAATTGATTTGACTAAAATCAAAACCGCTGTTTTTAATGTTTAGTAAAATTGTGGCACTTTGTCCGGGCAATGTAAAACACAGCGGCACAGCTTTTACAAAACCTAACTCGCGTTTTTCGCTGGTTTGTATACTACGCATATACAAGGGCAAATACTCACGTTCAGTTTCGCCCAACTGTTTTATTCGATACTGCCAATTTGTAACGCTGCTGGGAAATCTAGTTTGTTGTCCCCCGGCAAAGTAGTATTGACTGTCTGTTGACACAATATGGTTAGGTCTAAAACCCCATGGTGCATCTGCATTTAATACATCAACATCTCTGCTCCAGGTCACAGGTCTTTCATCTAGATAAATTGGCAATGGATCGTCGGCCATGTTAACAGTTAGTGCGGCACTACCGTTGCTGTTTTCTAAAGGATCAACCATTTCTACATAAACAACTTCATAGACCACTGTGTTTGTTCCAGTGAGTTTTGCCTGTGCAGTTTTTACACTGCCAAATCTAAAACGTTTCTTCTTATGGTTACGACCCATGGCTTCTACATACTTGGCAGCATCTAAGGTTTCGATGCCACCGTATACAATCATTTTCAGTGTTTTTTGTATGCCAAAATTGCTGTCACCTAGTCTGTAGATTAAATTGGGATCAAAAATATTAGTGTCATTGATAAAGTCTGCAAATATAGCTCTTTCTGTTTGTTTTAAAAATGGCTTCACAGAAATATTACTATACAGTTTATCATTGGGGGTATCAATCTTTAATGTAAATGTTCGATCAAGTTGGCTGAATAAAAATTGATCTCGGGCTCTAACAGTGAATTCATATTCTCTATCAAAGGTAGTAATACCTGCATCTAGTGTAAATGCATTGTTGTCAAAGGTAATAATACCTGGATTACCTGAAGTGCCAAATTGATTTACTTTGCCAATGAGCTGACCGTCAAGTGTTAATGTTAGTCCTGGGGGTAATGCTCCGTCTAACAGCTGATATATAACAATGGCATTTGGCACTGTAGTTGTTGCTTCAATGACCAGAGTTGAAATAATATTAGCATTGATGGTTCCGAGATCGCTGTCTGTAAGAAACTTAATAGTGCTGTCTACTTCACCTAAAATATCAACTGTGAATATTCTTCTAGCACTGGCACTTTCATTGTTGGTAAAGTATCTAGTTGCCTTGATGGTAAAATCATAGCTGATAGTAATAGCGGGTTGATACGGCACATTGCCGAATACTTCTCCGGTGCTGGCATCAAATGTCATACCTGGAGGCAGAACGCTGTCTGTGCCTATTAAAATTTGTGTGGCATTTGGCACAGTAACATCTAAGTTAGGAGACACTCCTAATCTATATGTGCCAGTGCTAATTTTAGTAACACTGGTAATGGTAAAGATTTGACTAGTTCCAACAGACAATGTATCACTTAATCTAAATCTTAATCCTGTGGTTGGAATATCAGTGGCATTTTGAATTCTTAGATACTGGTCGCCTTCTTTGTTTTCGTCTGCACTTACTTTAATTGATAGGCTTTCGATTTCAGGATTAATTGCTTCTAGAGAATAATATGCCTGCGGTAATCCTGGAATGGCATCATAGGTATCTAACAAGTATGTTTGATAGTTGTTGGCTCTACGCAGACCAAGATAATTAGGAGTAATCCAGATAGGCACACGAGCAAATGTAATGTCAGCAGTGAACACCCCAGAGCCGCTTTGTAATACAGTGTTATCGGATCTAAAGAAATCATCGCCGACTACATAAATTCTAAATTTTCTTTTGGCCACGGAATCGCCGTCAGTGACTGACACAATAAATTCGTAGTTTCTGTTTAATTTTCTTGGCAGCGTAGTGGGGCTGCTGTAATCAAAGAATATGCTGTCATATACATAGCTGTCATAACCGTTGGTGGGTCTTTGACCAAAGTCAAAGGCAACACTGTCGTATAACCCTGTGTCAAAAGAACCACTGCCGTCACTGCTAGTTACAATCAGCAATGGTTGAATAAATCCAGTAATTCTTCCTGTCTTAGTTAAAATTAAACCTGGAGGTAATTCACCATCTCCGCTAGATATAAAATATTTTAAACTTTGTCCAGTAGTGGTATCAAAGTCAATGGCAGCCATTTGAAAATCAACAAAACTGCTATCTAAAATATAGTATGCATCATTAGGACCTACTGGTAGTAATCCTTCGTTGGTTTGCCAAGTAGGAGCATCTTCACCGGTGATAGTCATCTTATAAGTTCTATCAGCAAATGCAGTTCCTAGTTTTGCTCTTATACAAAATTTAAATTCGGTTTCTCTGGGAACTTCAAATGGTGTGCCTTTGATATGATCAGCATCTATGCGTAGTCCGGGAGGTAGTTGTCCAGAAATCACGGAAAAACTTATTCCTGTGCTGTCGTCAAAATTGTCCTCGTAAGAAACTGGCAATGGAATATCCAGCGGAGTTCTTTCCGCTATTGTTCCAAAACTGTAGTTACTTTGCTCGGTCCATATTTCTAAAGGCATTCTTATGTCCTTCTAATTCTTGTTCTAGGGTAAACTGATCCGGTTGTGGGTCTTGGTTTAAAATTAATTTTTGGAAATGTATTTCCTGATGTTTCACGTTCTTTGTAGTAGTATAAAAATTTATTAGGTGCGCCTTGTAGGTCTTGAGCATCAGTTGGCCCGCCACTACTAGTAGTTAACTGACCTAACTTGGCATAGGCTAAGATGTATGCTTTGGCTTCTTCTTGTTTCATACCAGGATATACTTCTAAAGCACAGGCTAATACTCCAGTAACCTGTGGACTAGCCATCGAAGTCCCATTGTATTTTCCAAGATAGTAACTGGCATTCCTTGAGTCAGATGTTCCGCTAGGCAGTGAGCTGATAATATTTGTGCCCGGTGCCCAAATATCTACACCTGGTCCGCAATCACTGTATTGCACTTTCTGGTCAATCTGTATGCTGTCTACAGCACCAACACAGATGTTAGGCAGATCAAAACCACCATTAGCAGTAGTATCATTGGCTGTGGGACTAGTGCCACGCATATAGTAATAGGGCTGTGCAACACTGCCCGGATATCTAACAGCCATTTCAAAAGTATTGTTCCAATCTAGGCCTCCGGGAACATCGTGTTTCCAACGGCCATTGCCAGCGGCACCTACTGTGACAATGCCTTCGTCTATGGCATCTTCGATGTCGGCATCTAATGCTGCCACTCTTGCCGGAATACGTTGACCGCTGATAAATCCCCAAGCATTTAATTGTTCCGTGCTAAATCCTGAACTAGTAGTTTTAGAATTGTTTACTCCTACTTGTAAATCTATTTGTGAAGGTGTTGCCTCGTAGAAAGTATACTCACAGACCATACCGGGACTTCCTAGAGTTCCTGATGTTGATCCGTTGCCTTCCATTCGAATTCTATATGTTCTGTTTGGAGCAGATCCTTGAACTCCGTGGTATATTCTTTGCACAGAATTGTCTTTGGCACACCACATTATTTTTGGTAAATTTGGATTAGCTACTGTCACTCCGCTCCATACTGTGGATCCTGAACTAAATGTTAGATAGAAATTAGTTCCCGGAAACACATTAGTATATGGCGCTCCTAAAAAATTAACATTAAATGGTAGACTAATATTCCAGTAGCCGTCGTCATTGTTACCTGAGGTTGGAGTAGTTACTTCTGTTAATCCAGCTGTAGATCCTAAACTAGCTGTGATAGATGTTACGCTGGCAGACTCAGCACCAGTTGCTACAGTAACCCTAGTGCTCATGGCCACGGCTGTTAACGGGCTAGATACTTCGCCGTTAACTAAACTAGTAGAATATGTAATAGTATAAACAGCCGAGCTTGGTAAATTTACAGTCTCATCTATGATTAATTCAACATCGCCTCCCTCTGCGGACGAAGTAGGACCTTGTGTAAATGATGCAATAGTGGTCCCGCCTTGAGCAACAGTTATACCAAGAGACAGTGTAGTAATACCTGTAACACCCCCTGATGCAACATCGGACATTAGTGCAACAGTGCAAGGCCCTTGCACTGTGACGGTGTATAAAGGTGCCGGCGCTGTTAACGATGCAAGATAAACTTGGCCACCTTCTTGCGTCCATGTTCCTGGAAATGTTAAAATATTACCTGCACCGCTAGGAGCTGGCCCAGAGGTTGAAATTCTATTACCGAAATTTTCATATCCCAGCAAATTAGCCAATCTACTGTTGGCATTACATACGCCACTGGTTCCTAGATATGTAGTGGTGCCAGTTGGTGGTTCATATCTAGTTCCTCGATATGTTACAGCAGTAATATCGCTTAATGACCATTCACTGGGGAAAATACTCATGCCCCAGCTGTTGTTAACTATGGTTGGGTTTTTTCTTCCTGTGGTCACATTAATAGATTTATTAGCATGAAATTGTCTTATATAATCAAAGACATAAGGAAATGTATAGTCAAAGTCGTCCCCGGACAAGTAATACAAATTATAAATGTTAGCATCTCTAGCCCAGCCTTGTGTGTTCCCCGCAACTGTGCCTGCTACGTGTGTTGAATGACTGCCCGTTCCGTATACATACGTTCCGGGGCTTGTTCCTTTAACAGCAAGATCATGTTGAAACCAGTTATATTGATTTGTTCTAGTAACACCAGTTCCGTCGGCATTTGCCGCAAATTCTGGATGACCCCATACTAGTCCGTTTTCATCACAGATAACAACGTCAACATTTTTTCCAGTTTGTGTTAATGTGATAGTGCCAGTCTGTGCCGCAGTGCCAGAACCATTGCCTTGGTAACCTGTGCCACCCCATCCTGTTCTCTGACTACCTTCGGTGCAACGTAACAGTGCCCAGTTTTTCATTGAAGAACTTGTTGATCCTGATTTGTCCCAGGCAGTGCTAGTTTGTGTGTAAGAATTAATACCTGCGCTGATACCTAATTCTTTAGGGTGTAAAGTCACTGATTTGATTCTAGAATCTCTTGCCAACTCTCCGGCTTCCCATTCGGTTAGCAAATAAACAGTATTTCTACTAGAAGGTCTGCGATCTACGCACAATACATCTCGAGTGATATCAAGTCCTGGGGGAGTTTTTCCT